GGTCATTCGCGTGCGCGATGTATGTGGTTTGGGGGGGGTTGTCCCTTGGGGGACAGGTTTGCACGGGACAAGGGGCAGGTAATGCCAGAGCAGGGGACACAGCCGCTTTCGATACGCGGCATGGCCGCTGTATTGGGCGTCAGCAAAAGCCAGGTGGACCGCGACAAAACGGCGGGCATGCCGATGCACTCAGCCGACGCGGCGCGTTCCTGGCGGGCGGAGCAGCATGACATGTCGCGCACCGTCGAGGGCCGCATCGATCGCGCCGGGCAAGTGCCCACAGCCGGGGCAGCCACGGCAGCCACCGCAGCGCCCGCAGCGCCCGCAGCCAACGCGGCCAGTGGTGCGGCGTCTCTGCTGCCTCAGCCTGGCGGTGGTGAAGCTGCATCAGCACCTGATGCCGATGCAGCCTCAGAAGCCTTTGCAGTCTCAAAAGACACAGCCGAATATCGCGCGGCGCGTGCGCTGCGCGAACGGCTGAACGCTGAGCGTGCGCAGATCGAGCTCGACGAGCTGCGCGGCCAGACCGTGAATTTGAGCGAAGCCAGCCGAATTGTATTCACCGGCTTTCGCAGCGTGCGCGACCAAGTGCTGAACGTACCCGCGCGCATTGCTTCGCAGTTGGCCGCTGAGCCTGACGCACTGCGTTGTGAGCACCTGCTCGACGCCGAGCTCAAGGCCGCGCTGCTGACCTTTGACCCGACCCGGCTGCTGGTTGATGCAGACGCTGAACTACTGGAGGATTGAATGCCATTTGTCACATTGTTGGCCCCAAAGTTAATGGGAACGCTTGGCTTGCAACTGGCTGGCGCATCAGTCGATGTTGAAACATCGCAGGCTGTTCGTTTTATTCAGGCGGGTGAAGCCCGGTGGACATTTGCGCCACCCGTCGATTGGCTTGGCGCACGCCCGCAGGCTGCGATTACAGACGCAGCTGGCTTCACGCTATCCGCTGCGAATGCAAACACCGGCCGTATTCCATCCGGCGCGCTGACCTACACCATCCACGCCACTACAGCCTGGGCCGTGGGTGATGGCATCGCCGTTTTCTTGCCCGTTGCCGGCACGATTGGATTTGAAGTGAGCGGCGGGCCAACAATCAACGGCGGGACGACAGCCCTGACTCGCACTTTGGCCGACAACGGCATAGGCTACGTGGTACTCAACCGCATCGCCGGCGCCAACGCTTACAGCTTGTCTGGTGCTTAATGTTGCCGCTCCGATTGCTTCAGGGTTCTGCCGGCGTCGTGTTAGGCCTCGCACTCCCATCCCTTGACCTGAATTTCATTGCGATGGCGGCAAGCGGTGTGCTCGATCCGCGCATTACTTTTACGCGGGGCAGCACGGGCACGAGAATCAATGCGAGCGGAAACATCGAGTCCATTGCATCAGGCGTGCCCCGCTTCACCTACAACCCTTCTACCCTGGCCCCGCTGGGATTGCTGGTAGAAACGCAGAAAACAAATCTACTGCTTAACTCACAGATCAATGGCACGAATTTAAGCACACAAAACGTGACCGTCGCCGCTGTGGCTTATGTGCTTTCGTTCTACGGCACCGGCACTATCACGCTGACAGGTGCATCCACTGCGGGGCCACTTGTCGGCGGCGGCGCTTACCCAACGCGCTCGATACTGCGCTTTACGCCTACAGCGGGGACGTTGACAGTTACCGTGTCGGGGACGGTGCAGTATGCGCAACTGGAAGCGTCATCGGCTAACATTTTGGGCCGGGGCCGGGCAACTTCGTTTATCCCTACTGGGGGGGCGGCAGTAACTAGGAGCGCCGACTGGGCAAGAATGGAAGGTGCCAATTTCTCATCTTGGTACAACCAAAGTCAGGGTACGGTAGTTGTAACGGCAATGAATGCTTTTACAAATGACCCCACAGCACTTGCATTCTATGTATCCGCTAATTCCGAAAGCGTAGCCGATCTTATGCTGGTTAATTTCGCAAGTGGTAATAGCCAGTTCCGTTATGACAACGCCGGGTATTCGACTATTGTCAACATGCCTATTCCTGGCTATACAGCCATAGAAAATGCCATGAATACTATTGCGTTATCATACCGAACGGGCGCGTTCTTTTCAGTCGCGAACAACAGCCCAACATTTGGAAGCGACTTGACCGGGCAGGTTCAGGGCGGAATGCAGAGATGTGGCATTGGGTGTAACGGGCAAAACAGCAACCAGCAACTTGATGGCCCAGTTTCAAGGCTCACGTATTACCCGGTTGCTACGCCGGGGGACAAATTAGGGCTTCTCCTACTATAAGAAACCCTGACTATAACTGTATAAGGACCAACCATGCCAATCACATCAAGTTTTATCGTCACCGCAAATTCTCAAGCAGACCTTGCGGCCACCCTGGTGCAAGCCGGCGTGCTCGTATTCCAGGAGACCGGTCCGCAAGCAGTTGCGCCCAATCTCTTTTCCTGGATCGGGCAGGACATCACCGGCAAGGCCCACGGATTTTGCGTCATCACCGTCGCAGATCAGCCCACGCTTGATGCAGTCTTTGCCAGCATCGGTGCGGAGAAGATCAATCTCGCATCAGCACCCCTGCGCTTAGTGGCTGGGGGTATCGCGCCAAAAGAGATCAGCTACAGATCGCAGCAGATTCTGACAGCGCTCGAAAAGCTGAGCGATGCGGTGATGTGGGATGAAGCGATTACCGCCGCTACCGTGGTTGCGCGAGACAAGGCTCTCTTTTTCTGGTGGTCAAAGGTGCAAGCCATGACGCTGCTGGAGCCCCAGTTCCTGGCGATTCTGACCGAATTTGCAACGCTCAAGGGGCACAAGAGTCAAGCCGAAACAGATACTTGGATCGCTGATCTGATTGCGATTGCAGTGCAGGTCACTGACTGAGGCAATATGACCCCCACCGAACCCTGGCAACTCGCAAGCCGCCAGGCGTTACTGCGTGCGATTGCTGATGGCTTGCGCCCGGATCCTCACATCTGGGTCGACGAGTGGGCTGAAACCAACCGCATCTTGCCGGCCGACACGCCCGAGCCGGGCCCGTTTCGCAATGCGCGCACGCCGTACCTGGTGGACATTCAGCGCACCATGTCCCCTGCCAGCAGCTGGCGAGAGGGCTGGTGGATGAAGCCGCACCAGGTGGGCGGCAGTGTGACGGGTGAGAATCTGATCGCCAGCTGGGTTTGCACCGCTGCAGGCAGCATCCTGGTGGTGTTCCCGACGCTCGACGATGCCAAGCAATGGGAGCTCACCCGCTTCGAGCCCATGCGCGCCAACACCCGGGCGCTGCGTCGTCAGATCCGCGCTGCAGATACGCGCGGTGCCGACAACACCAAGCTGCGCAAAAAATACCCCGGCGGTGTCATGCGGCTGATCGGCAGCAACCGTGTCGGCGCGCTCAAGTCCGCCACGGTGCGGTACATCAAATTCGAGGAGCCTGACGAGTATCAGGCGCTGGATCAGGGCAGCGTCGTCGGCCTGGCCATGGCCCGCACCGCCAACTTCGGGCGCAAGGCCAAGATCTATGGCGACGGCACGCCCACGTTTGATGGCCGCTCTGAGATCCAGCGCAACGTGTTGCGCGGCGATCAGCGCAAGTGGCACATGCACTGCCCCGACTGCGCGCACCCCCAGGTCATGGTGTGGGAGCAGCTCAAGTGGGTCGAAGGCGACCCCCAAAGCGCCCGCTATGCCTGCGTCAGCTGCGGCAGCCTGGGCGACGAAGCCGCGTGGAAGTCCCGCAATTACGCCGATCGCCCCCGAGGCATGACCGAGCCGCAGGCCAAAGCCAGCGGCCGCGCCTACTGGGTGGCCACCGCCAACGGCGAGCCCGGCGTGGCGAGCTGGCTTGATTTTGAAGCGCTGGCCGCCCCCCTGGGCTGGCGGCCCTGGCCTGAGATGGTCGTGGCCTGGGGCGCCGCCCAGGGTGACGAGGAGAAGCTGCGCATCTTCTACAACAACATGCGCGGCAAGCCCTTCAAAGACCAGGTGCGCAGCGACATCGGTGCCGAGCAGCTGCAGCAGCGCGCTGAGCAGTACGAGCTGATGACCTGCCCCCAGGGCGGCCTGATCTTGCTCGCCGGCGTCGACACGCAAGACAACCGCCTGGCCGTCGTCATGCGCGCCTTTGGGCGCGGTGATGAAAGCTGGGGCGTGTGGCATGGCGAGATCTACGGCGACCCGTCTACCCCCGAGGTCTGGGGCAAGCTGCGAGAGCTGCTGCAGGCGCCCGTCAGGCACGCCAGCGGCCAGATCATGCGCGTCGATGCTGCGGCCATTGATGCAGGTGGCCACCACGGCGAAGACGTCTATGCCTTCTGCCGCGATGCCCAACTGCGCGGCCGCCACTGGTTTGCCGTGCGCGGGGCCCGCAGCTACGACGCCCCCAAGCTGGGCCGCCCCAAGACCATCGATTTCACCTGGCGCGGCCAGCCCGTGGCCGGTGGTGCCACGCTGCGCTTCGTGGGCACCCAGGCTATCAAAAACCTGATTGACGGCCGCCTGAAGCTGCTCAAGCCCGGCGGCGGGTATTACCACTTCCCGCTGGGGTTTCAGTCGGACTACTACAAACAGATGCGCTCAGAGCGCCGTGAGTGGCGCAAAGCCGAGCAAGGCCGCAAAGCCCTGTGGTGGGTCAAGACGGCCGAGCGCAACGAGGCCTGGGATTGCGAGGTCTACATCCAGGCCGCCTTGCTGTACGCCATGAGCGGCCGGCATGCAGAAACAGTCTGGAACGCACGTGAAAAGCTCTACGGCCAGCAGCGCCAGCTTGACCTGCTCGATGACGGCGCCCCACGCCCCGCCCCCGTGATGGACCCAGCTGCAGCAGACCAGGCCGCCGCCGCCGCCGCCACCGACACCGACCTCAACACCGACCTCGACCTCGACCCCGACCTCGACCTCGACCTCGACCCCGACACGAAGCCAAACGCCCAAGCCGCAGCCCCCACCCCCCAGCCTGCAGCCCCTTCCCCCACCCTGGCGCAGCTCGTCATCGCCCGTCGCCAGCAGCCCCAGGCCGCCCAACCGCCCCGCCCCAAGCGCGGCGGTTTCGTTGGCCGCTGGCGGTAACTCAGGCCCGCACACAGCCCATGCTTTCACTCACACATTCAGCCGGCGACACCTTCACGGGCAGTGTCTCGTCGCCCGCCTTCCCGGCCAGCGCTGGCTGGGTGGGCAAGCTGCGCCTGGTCTCGCGCGCTGCAGGCCCGGCGCCGATCGAAGCCACCGCCACCGCCGATGGCGATGACCACCTCTTCAGCGTTGCCGCCACCACCACGGCTGCGTGGGTGGCCGGCGCGTACAGCCGCATCGTCTGGGTCGAGCGCGCTGGCGAGATCCGCACCCTGTCGCAAGACCAGTTTGCGATCACCCCCGACCTGCGCACCCTCAGCGCAGGCACCGACACCCGCAGCCTGCCGCGCCGCACGCTCGACGATCTGCTGGCCGCCCGGGCTCAATGGGCCACCACCCAGGGCCGCACCAAGCGCTACAAAATCGCCGACCGCGAGCGCGAGTTTGCAAGCGCTGCCGATCTCAACGCCGAGATCGACTTCTGGCAACGGCAACTGGCCGCTGAAGAATCCGCCGCCCGCCTGGCCGCCGGCCTCAAACCCCGCAACCGCATCCTGACGCGATTCGTGCGTCCGGGCTGATCACCACCATGCAAATCAAATCCCGAGTCACCCCCTCGGGTGGCAGTGCCGTGCTCGATTCGTGGCGCCAGCAGCACGGCCCAGAGGCCCAGCGCCTGCAATCCGCAGCGGCCCGCGCCGGCAACTGGTCAAGCGGCGGCCAGGCCCGCCTGCAGATGCTGGCTGGCAACGGCGGCCGCTCTTTGCGCGGCTACATGGGCGCCAGCAACGACCGCCTGGTGGCTGATCTGCAGGCCATGCTGGGCGACCTCAGCGGCAATGCCGAGGTGCGCATGAGCCTGCGCACCATGCGCCGCCGCAGCCGCATGCTGGCCAACGACAACGAATGGGTCAAAAGATTCCTGCAACTGCTGCGCGACAACGTCGTGGGTGCCCGCGGCTTCAACCTGCAAAGCAAGATCTACAAAGCCCGCCGCAGCAAAACCGGCGTCGTCGAGCTCGACACCGTGGCCAACGATTTGATCGAGGATTTTTACGCCCGCCAAAGCAAGCTGGGCGCCTTCACTGCCTGCGGCAAATTCAACCGCGCCACGTTCGAGCGGGCGGCCATCCACGGCCTGGCGCGCGACGGCGAGATGCTGGTCGAGAAGATCATCGGCGCGCAGTTTGTGCCCTATGGCCTGGCCTGGCGCATGCTGGACCCCGACCTGCTGGACGACCAGCTCAATATGGGCGCAAATGGCGTCTACCCTGGCCTGGGCCGCCTCGGCACCGGGCACGACATCCGCATGGGTGTCGAGCGCGACCAGTACAGCCGCCCCGTGGCGTACTGGTTTCACAACGTGCAGCCCGGTGATGACGTCAACACTGCCGGCCCGCTCAACCGTCACCGGCGGGTCGAAGCCGATCGTGTCATCCACGCCTTCATGGCTGACGAGCTGCGGCCCGACACCGCGCGCGGCATCCCCTGGATCTACGCCGCCATCCGCCGCATGGCCATGTTGGGCGGGTATGAAGAGGCCGCGCTGGTCAACGCCCGCACGGGTGCCAGCAAGATGGGCTTCTACGTGCCCCCCGCTGCAGACGGCGGCGGCGGCGCCCTGTCTGCAGCGGGGGGCGCCGAGGGCCTGGCTGACGGCGAAGACGCCCAGGGCAACCTGATCACCGAAGCAGAGCCCGGCACCTTTGGCGTGCTGCCCGCTGGCTGGGATTTCAAAGAGTGGAACCCGGCCTATCCCAACGACGGCATGAAGGGTTTTGTCACCAGCATGTTGCGCGCCTTCAGCAGCTCGGTGGGCATCACTTACAACACCATCGGCAATGACCTTGAAGGCGTCAGCCTGTCGGCCATGCGCCATGGCGCCAATCAAGATCGCGACACCTACGAAGGCATTCAGCAATGGTTTCGCGACCACGTCTGCACACAGATGTTCGAGCCCGCCCTCAAGCTGGCCCTGGGCCTGGGCCGCGTGGGCAACCTGCCGATCGACGGCTTCGACCGCTTCAACAAACCGCGTTTTGTGGCGCGCCCATTCCGCAGCCCCGACCCCCAAAAGGATGTGGCTGCCGGCGCCCAAAAGGTCGCCCTGGGCACTACCAGCCGCCAACGCCTGTGTGCCGAAGACGGTGTGGAGTTTGAAGAAGTGCTTGAAGAGCTGGCGCAAGAAGAAGCCATGGCCAAGGCCGCTGGCGTGACGCTTAGCACCGCCTCGGCCTCAGCCACCAAAAACCCTGCCGTCGATGACCAGGGCCCCAAGAACGCCGGCGCCGGCAAAGCCCCTGCTGACGACGACACCACCGAAGAGGACCCCACCGATGACACCCCTGCAGAGTAAACGCTACTGGGAGCGCTCAGACGCCCCTGGCCGCATCGCCCTGGCCGCCGCCCTGGCACAGCTGCAAGTCGGTCAGCGCCTGCGCGTTGCCGACGCATCGCGCGCCGTGCTGCCCGCCGCTGAAGGGCAAGCAACAGGCCAGGATGAGAACCACACCAACGGCGATCGCGCCGCCGATGGCTCGGCCGTGCCAGACCTGGTGCTCTACACCACCGGCCGCGCCGGCGAGGTCGACGAAGAAACCCGCGAGGTCGACCTCAGCTTCAGCAGCGAGATCGAGGTCGAGCGCTGGTTCGGCAATGAAATTCTCGGCCACTCTCAAGGAGAGGTTGACATGTCTTGGATCGCCAGCGGCAGGGCCCCCCTGCTGGCTGATCACGATCCAGGTGTACAGATTGGTGTCATCCGCAGTGCACTGATCGGCGGCGACCGGAAAGGTCGCTCAAGGGTCCGCTTTGGTAAAAGCGCCCGCGCCGAGCAAGAGCTGCAAGACGTCAAAGACGGCGTGCGCGTCAACGTATCTGTCGGTTATGAAGTCCGCGAGCTCGAGCTGGTGAAGCAAGAGGCCGACGTGAGGACATACCGCGTGATCGACTGGCGGCCGCTCGAGAACAGCCTGGTCTCCATCCCTGCCGATATCGATGTCGGTGTCGGCAGATCCAGCCAGGCGCTTGCCCCAAGTTCCGCTGTCAGAACTGCCCCCACGCCCCCCGTCAAAACCACCCCTATCAAGGAAACGATCATGGATCAAAACACAATCGACAAAGCCGAGCTGGACAAAGTCCGCGCCGAGGCCCGCACCCAAGCCACCAAAGACGAGCAAGACCGCGTGCGCGGCATCATGGGCCTGGCCACCAGCCATGCCCTGCGCGAGATGGGCGAGAAAGCCGTGCACGACGGCACCCCGCTCGACCTGTTCCGTGGCCTGGCGCTCGACGAGCTGCACAAGCGCGGCAGCAACAAGCCGCTGTACCAGCCTGCGGGCCAGATCGGCCTGTCTGACAAAGAGGCCCGCAGCTTCAGCGTCGCCCGCTACATGCGCAGCCTGATCGACAAAAAGCCTGAGCTGGCCCCGTTCGAGCACGAATGCGCCAGCACCGTGCGCGATGCCATGGACAAGATTGGGTACCGCAGCAGCAACGGCGCTGGCCACTTTTTGCCCTTCGAGCTGATGACCCAGCCCCTGCCCGGCGTGCGCATCGTCGACGGGCGGCTGGTGGTCGGTGACCGCATCGTCGCCAGCCAGCGCGATCTGTCCAGCCTCACCAGCGCAGCAGGCGGCGCCACGGTGGCCACTGAGGTCTTGGCCAGCGACTTCATCACCCTCTTGCGCAACGCCAGCATGGTGCGCCGCATGGGCGCCCGGGTGCTCAGCGGCCTGGTGGGCAACGTCAGCATCCCGCGCCAGGTGGGCACCACCACCCCAGGCTGGGTGGCCCAGACGGGCGCGGCGACTGAGAGCGATGCCACCTTTGCCACCGTCACGCTCAACATCAAGACCATCCACGGCATTCAGGATGTGACGCGCGATCTGCTGATCCAAAGCACCCCCGCCGTCGAGGGCCTGGTGCGTGCAGATTTGCTGGACAGCATGGCCGTGGCCATCGACTTTGCCGCGCTGCACGGCACCGGTGCCAGCAACCAGCCCACGGGCCTGGCTGCAACCGCTGGCATTGGTGCGGTGGTGGGCGGCGCCAACGGCCTGGCGCCGACTTGGGACCACGCCGTCGACCTGGAATCTGCGGTGGCCAACAACAACGCAGCGCAAGGCAGCGTCGGCTATCTCACCAACACCCGTGTGCGCGGTCGCCTCAAGCGCACGCAAAAGTTTACCGGCACCAACGGGCAAGAGGTGTGGATGCCCCCGATGCAGGGCGATGACCCCAGCGCCATGGGCAGCCTCAACGGCTACCGGGCAGGCGTCAGCAACAACGTTCGCAGCGATCTCACCAAGGGCTCGGCGTCAGGCATCTGCAGCGCCATTTTCTTTGGCAACTGGAACGACCTGCTCATCGGTGAGTGGGGCACGCCCGAGCTGCTGCCTGACCCGCTCACCCAGGCTGCAAACCGCATCGTGCGCATGCACGTCTACCAGAGCCTGGACGTGGCCGTGCGCCGCGCCCAAAGCTTCAGCGCCATGCTCGACGCGCTGCACGCCTGATCTGGGCTTCTCAAACTCCTGGGCTCTCGCAAGAGAGCTTTTGCACCGGCCCGCCGCGGCTCGCCTCAGCCGGCCGGTGCGTTTTTTACACCTCTGTTTCCCCCTCAAAAGGACATCCATCATGACCAAACGCGTTTGCATTCTCGCCTTGTGCTTCTTGGCCTCAGCTGCGGCTGAAGGCGAAGCCGCCGTGGCCCTGTTCCCCGGCACCGTGCTCGACGTCGACGACCAGGACGCCGGCCAACTCATCATCGCCGGCAAGGCCCGCCCAGCCGCCAAAGACGAGAGGATCAAAAACACCGCCAAAGAGCACGAAGACGCCATCGACGTGCGCGCCAAGGCTGCAGCGGTCGACCCCCAACGCGTCATGGCCGAGGCCATGGCCACCGCCATGGCCAAGACCATGGCCGCAGAGTTTGCCAAACTCAAAGCGACCGAGCCGGCCAAGGCCTGACGCACCGTGACCGAAGACCTCAGCCCGTTCTATGACGTGGCCAGCGGCGATGCCGAGCTCGTCACGGTGGAGGGCGTGGAAACGCCCGCCATCTTCGAGTCGTCCAGCGAGCTGGTGCTCGACGACGTGCTGATCCGTGCCCCCACGGCCCGCATGCCCTTCACGGCTGCGGCCATCGAGGGCGGCTCGTGCACGGCGCGCGGCAC